GCCAACTCCTCCAGGGGGTTATCCTTGCTCACCACTACTCCTTTCACACTCAGGACTACATCAGCACAACCGTAGTGCTCACTGTGTAGAGTATAACAAACTGTATGCAGAATACAAGCCAGCACAGAATTTCTATGATGGCGACGAACATAGCACTATCACACTGCTGAATCGGAGAGGCACATGCCCGCAATTCTCGTCGACAAATGCCCTGATGTCGCGCTGATCAAGCTGCCGCATAAGGACATCACCACCTTTGACGCGAAACGCCTAAAGCTGGGCGCTAAAGTCTACTTTCGATTTGCACCGGGGGACGAAGCAACGGAGTACGTTGTCATCTCTGACCGGGCTATTCAATATCAGGGTGAAACCAAGATCCTGGTAATCGGCCCGCGGGGAGTCCCGACGGGTATGAACCCAACGCACTTTGTGCAAGACAAGAAGATCTGGTGGGAGTTCCACCAAAAACGGCACGGAGCCGCACCAGGCAGGAGTTAGCCATAATGGCAGACGAAGAGAACAAGAAAGCATTGCCCGCCCTCGTAGACGTCAGCTTGAAGATGGACAAGGACGACGTCGCCGCGATCTTGCTATCGCGCGCCGAAGAGGCGATCAAGAAGAGCATACAGGAATGCCGCAAGCAGGAGACCGCGCTGCAGAAGCAGATTCGGGCGCGCAACAAAGAGCAGACAGCTGCGGCGCAGTCACAAGCCGAGAAGGCACTGGCAGACGTAGAGGGCACGCTGCGCGAGGCGGCAGCCAAGCTCAAGTGCAAAGACGTCGAAACAGTGCTCACGCACCACTTCACGGCGGACGAGACACAACTTCGCTGCGCGCTCAAACTCGGCGCACGCGACCCGGACACCAGCTGGAACGTATCCATCAACGTGCTGCGAGGCGAGGAAGTCACGACGCTCGCCGCACAGAGCGCGCAGCTGAAAAAAGAACTCACGGACAACAAGGCAACGTGGCAGGACTGGCGCAAGAAGCTGGCCGACCTGCCCGCACTGGAACGACGCGCGAAAGCCGCCGTCGCAGAGCATCGCCTGGCCGCAACGGACGAAGGCAAAGCGCTCGTCGAGATGCTGGCTGGGGAGCTTGATGAGAGCCTGCGCCTGCTCGGCGTTGGCTGATGTCTTTTGAGCAGGACACACCGCTACTCGGGTTTGCGTGCCAAGGGGATGACGAGGACACACGCAAGTGGGAGCCATTCTGGGACGAAGAAACGGCTCTGCATGCTGACATCAACAGGCTCGTTTTTGGCGATGATCGGGAGACGTGCCTAACGAAGCTGCAGCAGAAGTTTCCGTGTGAAGATCCGCGATTGTCGTATGTGCATGAGTACTGGCACTATGGCTACAGATCACGTACGGCATGGAGTCAGCACGATTGCATCACCGTCGCTACGGGGCAAGCACCGTGGTACATCGGTACGAATCCGCTGGAAGCGCTTGCGCTGGCGAAAGAGCTTGGCACGATCACCTGTAGGGCGCTTACCTACGACGAGGACTGCAACCATAGGCGGATCCAGATTGACTGGGAAGCAGCAGGTTGTGAGATCATGCACAACGGCATGTCCGGCCGCATACAGATCGACTACGTCCCGGATCTCATCAAACGCCGTCTGCGGGCAAAGGCGCGCAAGAAGGTAAGAGCGCAGCGCGTTCTCGTGTGCGACATTGTCTCCATGACGTACAGTGTGTACGACGTCGTACGGAACCACGTCCGAATGCGGCATGATTGGTCATGTAGCTCACGGTACGGGGCCTGCGGCGGTGCGATGGAAGCGATCAAGCTCCTCAACATGCTGCACGGTAAAAACGCGCACAGGCGGCACCCGGCCTTCCGTAAGCTCAAAGAGCACTGGAAGAAGACGGCTGCGGCCTCGCGTTCGTCCATGTATAACACGGGTTCGCAGTGCCAGCGCTTTTGCAACTTCATGGCAGAAGAGATCACGGTCCGCAACGGCAAGCTGCATGCCGGTGACACATGGGAACTGCGTATAGCGCTCGAGTCCTTCGACGCGTATGCGCATGACGCGTATGTGAAGGAGGAGCCCGCTGCAGATCTTGTTTCTGTGAACAAAAAGGAGCAAGAGGTTTGCCGATCGACATGACGTACCGGAGTGCCATCAAACGCGCCAAACTATCCGCACCAGCACGATGGCTGTACGGGCGGGGGCTGATCAACAGGACGCAAACCGTACTCGACTACGGGTGCGGTTACGGCGGCGACGTGAAGCACCTGTTCAATCGCAGCATCGATATCGAGGGCTACGATCCGCACTACGGTCCGCCGTGGCAGCGGCCGCATACTCGCTTTGACGTTGTGCTGTGCACGTACGTGCTTTGCGTCATCCCCGATCGAAGTACGCGTCTAGAGGTTCTAGCCAGTATCTTCGAAAGGCTGCAGCGTCCCGCAGGGGTCGCCTACATCACAGTACGGCGCGATACGGCACGGCTGGGCTACCGCCCAGACGGCACATGGCAGGGTCGCATCGTAATGGACCTGCCGATCACATACGAGTGTGCCAAGTTCACGATTTACGAGATGACTCGAGATGACCTGGCGCTTCGTGGATCACGTAACCCCTACAAGGTCTGATGAGTAAAGAAGCTTGGCTCTGCATCGTAGCAATCGTCCTCGGGTGCCTACTCATTCGTGGTGCGTGCTCTGATGCACGTCGTGATCTTGAGTCACAACTCGAGGTCGAGACTACCGAAACTGACCCCGGTTTGCCCCCAATGTCAAATGGGGCAGACTAGAGAGTCTAGGGTGTTAGCGTAAGATACATAAACACCCCCGCTTTTGTTGGAATGAGGAGCGTAAGCTCCGAGTTCCGACGAAGGTTCTATCGGATAGCCGATCAGGCTATACGATAGACTACCAAATCGAACGCCAAATTGGCTGTACGATTTGGTAGTCTATAGTATGCTACACTCACTACGTGAGTGTAGTATACCTCGAGCTTACCCAGCTTACCCAAACTACGTAATCGTACACCCCCCAGAAGGAGGACGTTTTGGAGGATTTCCAGTCGACTGTTTGCCTGTTGGGTGTCTTTGTCACTGCCGTGTACACGCCGACCGTTTGTGGTTTGGTGCAAGCGGCACCGCGGTGGCGGCACTTCGTACTGTGGGGCGCTAGCGTCACTGCGATTGCGCAGAAGTTCCTGTTCTGACCGGGAACTTGTTCAGCGGAACAAGATTGTCGCGGCCCGCAAGGGCCCACCAAAACAGCTGGACAGCGGAGACCGCCTCTCTGATTCTCTCGAGGCGGCTCCGCTGTCCTTTTCATTTCTGCCTACCCGCCCGGGTGGGTGTGTCTGGCCAGCCTGGGGCTGGCGATGTCAAAGGAGACTCGCATGGCGAGCACCACGACGCGTATTGCAACCAACCGGAAGCACGACGCAAAGCGCATGAAGAAGATCAAGACCATGGCCCAGCGCTGCGAGCGCAAGGGCATGTCGACGCCTGACTTCGTGCAACAACTGACCACGGCTTTTCCGCAGCTGCTGGAGGAGACGAAAGGCACCAAGAAAGCGCGCCTCAACCGCGTGTGCGGCGTCGCACAGCACCAGCTCTCGGCCGCCCGCTTCCGCCGCCTTGGCCTTGCGTGGCTGGCTACGAAGACCCGTATGCCGTCCGTCCAGGCGCTGCAGAAGCAGGCCGCGGGATGGTCCACGAAAACCGTCGCTACCGACGCCGCGTGTAAGACGCTGATCGCCGAGGCGAAGAAGCGGCTGGCGTCGCGAAAGCAGCGCAACGGTGCAACCAAGTTCCCCGGAGCCGCGAAGCAAGACAAGCGCAGCACGCGTCGTGCGGCCGGTGTCGGCACCAAGTGTGCCGCCGTCGCCCCAGGCACGATTGCGCCGTGCGCCATCAAAACACCGCCCAGCAAGGTCGAGCAGTCGCTCACCGCCCAGCTTACCGAGGCGCGCGACCTTCTCAAACGGGCCTACGCAACCATGAAGAGCGCCGTAACGCGCTGTGAGACGATCGAAGCACGAATCAAAGGCTATGAGACCGCCAAAACGCGGCAAGCCAACGGCCAGCGGCGCGCCGCGGTCGACGCGGTCATGGCTGGCAAGTAACAACGAGCAGGAATCGTCGGGGCCCGCGCCACCGTAGACGGACGGCTAGCAGCTAGCATGGTTCCGGGCCCCGACGTGCTTTTCATGCGCACAATCGACCTCACCTACGCCACCAAACGAACGTCGCCAACGATGCGCGTCGAGGACTACTGCGTGCTGAGCCCGTTGTGTCGCAACAGCACGGTTGCTGATGCTGACCTCGTGTCTCGCATAAAGTACATTCGTAGGCGTTGGCAAGGACGATGTGCTGAACTACTGGACGGCGGCTGGGCAGCAATCGCCAGTACGAAGCACGCATATGCGCGAAACTGTCCCCCGTGTAGCGTACACGTCACGCCGAAGACGCGGCCGTGTACGCTGAGCATCTGCCCCTTCTGCTATGCGCGGAAGATCGCAGGGCTCTATACACGCCTACGGCAGCTACTTGCAGAATGCGGTCCTGCCGTCCGCGTCGTGAGTTATAGGCATTATCAGGGACACATGGCCGACAACAGGACAGGCCTCTACCTCGATTCCGCTGGCGGTCTTGCAGGCACACTCACACCTGTGTTGGCAGCACATGCTGCAGTACCGCCGGCTTTTCGTCGGAAACGCTTGAGTGGAACACTCGGTGGTTTCTACCTGTATGGTCTTGCACCAAGGACGTGCGAATACACGAGCGAAGATGGCAGCAATGGCTGCTGGTATTCCATGCACAGTTGTGTGGCAGTGATGCCACCAGCGTGGGAGGCAGAGCTGCCTGGGCCCTACGTCGTGCGCACCGCTCCTACCGATTTCACTCTGGCATGGCTTGTTGGCCGTGCGTTCAAGTACCGGCCGCTGTGGCTGACCGCAGAACCGTACATCATGGCCGCGTACTTGAACGTAACACGCCGGATCAAGTTTCTATCATCCTTCGGAGGAATCCGTGGCTGAATCACCACTTGCTGCACGCCTTCGCGATATTGCGGGGCAGTTTGACCTAACGGTAGAGCAGCAGCGCGATATCTTGCTCATCTTTATCCAGGACCATGCTGGCGCGCAATTCGACAAATTCATGGGCTACTACGTGGAAGCAATGCTTGAAGCGCGGTCGACAGCGCCCGCTGCGCAGAAGGTACCCGAGGCTGCGCAAACGCCCTACACGGGCCAATGTGCCGAGCTCGAGGGCTTCTTCGACCGTAGCCTTGCTAAGGCGTCATTGCAGCGGCTGGTACAGCTACCGTCTGACGGCAAGATCCACGAGCAAGCGGGCTACGATACTGCCAGGCTGGTGCTGCCGATAGACGAGTGGACTGCTGTTAAAGGCCTTCTCGACGACCCGACCCGGCGAGGACGGAATGACACGATACCAGAGAACGGCCAGATCCTTTGCGGCTGGTATCACATCTTTGCCGACGGCGCCATTGGTGCCATTGCGATGACATGGAACAGCCCCGAGAACGGCGGACCGTATCTGGATCCATTCGTGATCATCCCAGACGGCGTGCATCCAACGGTCCCGAACCCAACGCTCCAACCGTGTCGTACATTGGACGAGGACTTCATGTTTCGCTATCCTGATAGTACCTTCAAGGTGCTCCGCTTAGTCCCACCCTCACCGCAACGTCGCTAGTAGTGAAAGACGACTCAATGACGAATCCAGCAGAAGACGCGGCACAGCCGGACGTACAGCCTGGCAAGAACCAGCGTGCCGTAGTTGTAGGACCAGTCATACTGGACCACTACCACGTCGGCAACATCCGCGGGCTCGACCAAACGGCGCCTGTACCCGTTACGATGATCCAGCGCGAGTTTGTTGGCGCGGGCGGCGCGGCTAACGCTGCGGATAGCCTAGCCTACCTGGCAATGCCAACAGCCTTTGTTAGCGTTGTCGGCGAGGACGACGCCAGCCGCGTGTACCTCGACAAGCCGGCTGCGGGCCGGGGTGTTACGCGCTATGTTGCGGTAGAAGCGGCGTATACAACGCCAATCAAGCACCGTGTCTACGCGAATCACCGGTTGGTGGCGCGCTATGATCATGAGCGCCCGCCTACCAGCGACATGTCGCAACCCATGCTGATGCGTCTGCGTCAGTGTTTTGATGAAGTCACGCCGCTGGTCATCCTGATCTCAGACTACAACAAGGGCGTGTGTACGCCGGCTGTGTTAGAGTTCATCATGACGTTTGCACGGGAACACGAGATTCCCGTGGTTGTCGACCCAACGCCGTCGCATATGGAATACTACGCTGGCGCCTATGCTGTAACGCCAAATGCTTTGGAGCTCATGGCGGCTGCACCAGCGTCTTCAGCGCTCACAACTATGAAAGCAGTTGCGGCATGGGTGCGCGCTAAGTACAACATCACGCACTTGTTTGTCACGCTCGGAAGCGGTGGCATAATCCGGGCCTCTTCTGACGGTACTACTACTGACTGCCCCGCTGTACCCGCACATGAGTTGGATACCTGTGGCGCGGGCGACACTGTTGCAGCGGCCGTAGCGTATGGGGTAGCTGCGGATATGCCGCCGGAAGTGGTTATGCGGTTTGCAAACATTGCCGGTGCGCTTGCTGTTGAGCAGATCGGCGCGCAGCCAGTCAGTTTGCACGCAATTCATTGCGCGTCCTCAAGAGCGCATCTACCCGCGAAGCAAGTAGACCCCGTATCAATACCGCTGCTGCGCCGGTCCCTGATTGTTGCTGGCCAGACATTTGGTATCGCTAACGGCGTTTTTGATGTGCTCCACCCTGGGCATATCTCGATGCTCAGGCAGGCACGTGCGCAGTGCGACTTCCTGTGCGTACTGCTGAATACCGACAAATCTGCCACCCGCATCAAGCGGACGCCACTACAGCCCTACAGTATCCGGGCTGCAGCACTGGCTGCGCAGCCTGCTGTGGATGCGGTGCTGCCGTTCGACGGCGATACACCGGTCCCGGAGATCCGGCAACTACGGCCTGATCTTCTCGTCAAAGGCCCAGAGTACGCTGACAAGATCGTACAAGGGCGCGAGGCGGTAGAAGGGTGGGGAGGCAAGGTGCTGATCACGACGCTCGAACACGATACGTCGACGTCAGCCGTGCTCTATGACCAACCACACAATGTCGACGTCGAAGAAGCTACTCCGTCACCAGCGTCTGGCGACAGCTCAACGGGAGCTGCCGTCCCTGATGACGGAGCTGGCGTTTGAGCGGATTCATATCGTTCAGACCGATCCCGCCTCGGAGCTGCTTCCAGTAAAAGCATTTCGACACTGGCAATTCTATCTCGGTGCTATGCATATTGCGGATTACTGGCCTGCTTCCGGCCGCGGCCAAGTCATCGGAACACCGAAATCTGTCCGTTGTGGCAGTACGGCACAGGCACAGAAACTTGCCGTAGCGGCGAAACGACAACTCACGACGGCAATTGCTGGCGCAATGCGTGCGCAGCGCTGCTAGTCTAGGCTATCACCCAACACGGAAGGATTGATAATGGGCGCACACCATTTTGCCCAGATGCATGCAGATGCGCTGGAGCTTGACCAGCAGGCGATGCCCATTGCAATGACTTTGCATGGGGCAGAAAATGCTGCAGCGCAGTCAGCGCTTGGCGGCGGTTTCTGGGACAAGCTCCCCAGCGACGCTGTGATGGAGAAAGCACGACGGCTCATTGACATGCGTGACTCGTTTTCAGAGGGGCTAAAGGTTATGCTGTTAGACAGACGCATAACCGTCTTGGCGTACGTGCCAGGCCAGATCGCACCGCGTAAGATCACGGATCCCAACGTCATCGATTTCGATGATCCGAAGCTCTCGCTGGCAGCATTTACGCGCATGCTTGAGACCTTCTAATCTTGTTCATGGGAACAAAATCATGCCAGAACCGCTAGCCCTCATCAGTGCCGATTGGCACGTACGCAAACTCGATCGTGTGTGGTACCGCCGCGATGCCCTGTGGGGTGACACTGAATGGGGTATCCAGCAGGTCCTAGCCCTCGCTGAGGAGCACGATCTGCGCGATATACTGCTGCTCGGCGACCTGTTCGAGCAGAAGCTGCAGCAGTCTGATGCCCTATTGACGATGCGGCAAGCCCTGGACACGTGCCAGCGGCAAGAGCGTGCTGTGCATTTCATACAGGGTCAACACGAGCGAGCAGTGCCTACGCTGTTATCGGCACTGCACAGCTGGCCGACGCATATGCACGGCGATTTCCTCCGTTTGGCCCCTGACATTGTGATCTACTTTCTGGACTACCAGATACCGGCGCTTGTGCGTGAGGCGCTTGAGGGTGTCCCGGCAGAAGCCAATGTGCTGGCCACGCACCAAGTCTGGAAGGACTTTCTGGGGCATGACCGCGGGGACGCGTGGTTTGCAGACGTACCCGACAGCGTCGAGATGATCATCACCGGTGATTTTCACAAGACGCTTGTGAAGAAAGAGGGCCGACAGATGATCGTGTCCCCGGGACCGCTCTGCATGCAGAATATCGGCGAGCCGCCGGACAAGTACGCACTCATCCTGAACGACGATCTGTCGATCACACGGTTGGCGCTCCGTAGCCGTGGTTACTACCAGGCACGGTTGCACTCCCAAGAGGAACTAGACGCATTCATTGCGGGCTGGCTGGATCATCCTGCGCGTAGACCGCAGCAAGGTGTGCCCGCTAACATAGCCACCAACCTGCTGCGCGTGTGGTACCTTGCTGACTTACCAGAGGCCAAAAAGCGCCTCGAGACCACAGTGGGCCAGGCTGCTCACCTGTTCCTGTCTCCAATCCCTGTAGCGACAACGCAGCAGGCTGCCGACACAACACGGCGACAGCACGCCGTATTGCGTGCTGGCCTTACAGGATGTATTACTGAGTTCTATGCCGATGACGTACAAGTACGCGACGATGCGGTACGCCTGGCAAACACTCGTGACATTCAAACAGAGATTACTGACATCTTCAAGGAACACATGAATGGGCCTGACCCAGACCGAAAAGGACCACTTCAAGACGCGACTTCTGAAGCACTCGCATGCGATACGCGACCGGCTTAACGGCGCGAACCCCACATGGAAGCGCGATATCGTAGCGAAGGCACAGAAGCAAGCAGAGAACCGGCTTGACCTTGCCGAGCTGATGGGCAAACTAGAGCAAGCACGCACCGACGTTGCGTTTGCGAACGCTAAGGTTGACAGTATTGAAGGAAAACTACTGGAGCGCGCAACTGGACGTAAAGCCCCTGATGTCGATACCCGTGATGAGCCGCTACCGTATCATGCGCGCAACTCTACCGATTTCCCAAATTACCCTGGCGGCGCACGTACTGTCCTGCGTGCGCAGTGTAAGCATGAGGAGATGCTGCTTACGCGTGAGCATGCAATCGGCAAACAGCTGCATGACCTCCAGGTGAAAACAGACAAGTTTGTAGATCAGATTGCGCTGTGCCCTACGCACATCAAGCTGGAAACACTCTGGACTGAGATCACCAATAGCCTTGAGCTCCTTGAGGCTGCACCTACCGCACGTAAGCCGCGCGGCGTACGTACCAACCGCGCCAAGCGCTAGCGTATACAGCCACAAACCGCGGAGGCCATTATGGCCAAGCATCGCTTTACGTGGCGTTCTGCTGCCGCGCCAAGCACAGGCCTTTTGCTGTGTAAGGGCAACAAAGTACTAATGACGCTCGAGCGTACAGGCTCGGGTTCCTGGTACTACTATGGCATGGGTATGAATTCGTCTTGGGCGAATACCACGTTCGATGATCTGGAGAAGGCCAAGAAGGCCGTAGAAAGGGAAGCAGCCGCAAGGCTGGGCAAATCATGAGCAAGGCAATCAACCTCGCACACACGAAGTGTCTACGCCTAGCGAAGGCGCTTGTCCACGAGTCGCGCGAGCTTAGCAAGCTGCTGGCTGAAGCGTATGATGTCGTAGCACGTGGCGACATCCATGACGACCTACCAGACGCCCCAGATCCAAATGACGCGTGGGAGCGCTGGATCACAGAAAGCACCGCACTCAGTGTGCTGGAGGGCTGGACGCTGCTAGACTACGAAGCAATCAGCGACGTACGTGCTGCCAGTGTCCTTCCCGGCGATAACTGCACGCTGACGCAGACATGGGATCTGCTGGGCTACCTCGAGACCGAGGCCGCGGACGATGACGAATAACACACTTGGGTGGATCGTTGTCTGGCGCGATAGGCCGTTGGTATGGACACTACGACGTAGTCGTAGCGACGCCATTACGACATTCCTGCTTAGTGGCTGGGCCATCAGGTGCCCAAAGCCGGACCTTCAATTTGCGCGACTGCGCCCTGGCTCGCGCGGACGCATCTCCAGGGCTGACTGGCGACGCCATCGACGCGCCGGTAATTTAGCAACACGACGCGTGTACTACGAGGACACGAAATGATCATCGGCGATGTCCGACTGACGAACTTTTGCCAGCACCGTGACTTGTATGTCACGCTGGAACCAGGCCTCAACCTCATCGTGGGGCCGAACGGCAGCGGAAAGACAAATTTCCTGCGCGCCCTGCAGCTGTTGCTTACCGGCGACGCCGGCGGCGATCGCAACAAGGCTGACGATATTACCCAGGGCATTGCTGACGATGCACCGTCGTTCGTGGAGACAAACCTATCGCACGGCGGTTCGATCATCTACGTACGGCGGGCCGTGGGCAAGTACAACAGCTCCAATTTCTTATGCATCGGCGACACCGAGATATCATCCATCAATGAGATGAATGCGGAGCTGTGGCGGCGCCTGGGCGCGACTAAGCGCCAGATCCAAGACTATGTCTTCGTTCGCCAGCGCAAGATCGACGAGATGTTCGACCAGCGCCCTGCTGATCGTGCTGCAGCACTCGCTGCGCTGTTTGGTATCGACCAGGCGGAGAAGGTCTGGCGCCAAATGGGCGAGTTCCTCAGCAACATCGAGGTGCCTACCACGACGTTGGATGCGGATGAACTGCGTCAACAACTGGCGCAGCACGCAGAGACAGGCGCCCGCCTCAGTGGCGAGCTCTTGGCCTACCGCGACGTTGTTGACGCTAGCGAATACATGGATCAGCAGCTTGCCATTATCAGGGGCTACGACGAACGCACAGCGGCGAATGCGACGGTCTTGCAAGCAGCAGGAGCCGAAAGCAGCAAAAGGCATGATGTGCTTGCGCAAAGAGCAGCTGCTCGTCGGTTTACGGCCGACATCGGCGACATCGCGTTGGCGATAACTGCTATGGCTGACGATGTACGTAATGCCGAAGGAAAGCTGCAGCAGTGGCGCACATACGATGCAACAAAGGCTACGCGTGAGCAGTTTGCGCAGGACCAACAGGCCTACACCGAACGATGGGCCAACGGCGTCGATGTACCGCAGGAGCCCTGCGCGGCGCTCTCGGATGCCGAGCGGGAGCAATTGGACTGGCTTACGGAAGCGCATACGCGCGTGGTCGTGGCCCTCAGTGCGCTGTCGCAGTCACTCGATAACTGCCCCACGTGCGGACAGCGCATGCCAGATTTTGCAGAGGCAGAAGCACGACGTACAACGCTGCTGAGCGAGCAAGCTACTATCGTGCAAGAACGCGACCCGTTGTGCACACGGGACGACGCACGTAAGCAATATGCGGTGGATATGGTGGTATACCGCCAAGAGCAGCATACATGGGAGACAGAGCAAGCACAGCTCGAGCAACGTAGCAACGCATTGGCTGAGCTGGTACTTCCAGACACTGATCGTGTAGTGTTGCGCAACTGCCTTGACGAACGTGACAGTTTTGCCACAGCACTTACTGAGCTGCAAACACAATCAAGTACGCATGCTACACAGCTAGCCGAGGCAGAGGGCGAACTGACACAGTTGGCAGCGCGTACGGAAGAGGCGCGTGCAGTGCTTGTTACGAGCCCACCGTATACGAAGGCAAACGCGGAGGCAGCACAACGTGCGCGCGATACGGTACGCCGGCGCTATGCCGCCATGCTTGCGCTGCAAAAGCAACACGCTGTTGCTGAGGCGAACGTAACAACTGTGCAGGCGCAACTGGACGACATCCAGCGCATTACGCAGCAAGGTGAGCGGACACGGGAAACAGTGGCACACCTGGAAAACATACGACAGGTATTCCATCGTAATGAGTCACCACGTATGGTGTCCTACACCTACATCGAGACAATGCTCGACGAGGTGAACAGCGTACTGGAGACGTTCGAGGCACCGTTCCGTGTGGAGATGGATGAGAGTCTAGGCTTCATCGCGCGCTTCTTGGACGGTGTTAGGGTGCAGCCAGACAAGCGCCTATCTGTGGGCGAACGCATTGTGCTGGCTATGGCCTTCCGGGTCACCGTGAACTCAACTTTTGCTGGGCAGGTCGGCGTCCTTGTGCTGGACGAACCTACGGCAGGCCTGGATGAGCACAATCTGGGCTGCCTTCCAACAGCCATCGCCCGCCTTCGTGAATTATCAGCGGAGCGCGGCTTGCAGGTGCTATTCGTAACACATGAACCAAGGATCCAACACTTGTTTGACCATACGATCACGTTGCCGACGATATGACAACAACGGACACGCTAGCCCTACGCATGCACGTTGCCAACGACCACGTATGGTACGTGGACCACGATGGCTATGCGCAGCCCACCAAGATGGCGATACACGACTTCTTTGAGGGGCCTATTTTCTGCGCAGCAACGTGTGTACATGTTGTGGGTACCCACAGCAATGCCAGGTTGATCACGAAGCTATACGAGCTGAAACGTGATGGCCAGTTGCAAAGCGTCAAGGTTGTTACGCCACTCGTCTGTAAGACGGTAAAAGAGCGGCAGCGCCCGGAGGCGTTACTGCTCTACATGCCAATATGCCACTTGGCGCCAAGCCAGGGTGGCCTCCACGAGGTCGTAGCTGCGGATTACCACGCATATGCGCTGGCCGCAGAGGTACAACAATGCCGACACGCCCGGCCCGACAGCAAGCTCAGCCCGCGTGCACAGCAACTATTGCGTGCGCATCCGGTGTGGCACCATCTATCGTTCATCAAGGGAATCAACCCGACGATGGTGGCGGGGCTACTCGCACAGATCCTGGATCCGCGCTGGTACATCGATGGCTGCGCACCGGATCGCTCGTGTAAGCTGGAAGCGGCAATGGGGCTGAACCCAAAGACGCAGGCAGGCGTTACCGTGGCGAACTTTCCGCAATGGCGCCACCACCGCCGCTGCAAGCTGGTGCTACATAGCTGGAAGGACCTCAAACAGCAGAGCGCAGTACGCAAACTGTTTGAGATCACTACACCGATACCGGTGGAAGGCAGCGACCGTACCGGCGTAGCGCCGTGCGATTTTGCGTGGCGTATATGGGGTATGCGTATGGGTTACGGGCTAGCGGAGCCGCATGTGCGGCCAGATCCCGTCATTGCAGACCTGCGCGCGTCGCAACGCTTCATCAGGTTCCTACGTTATACGTGGCTAGGCGAGCTATATGCGGCGTCGCAGGCAACACCAGAGCAGCAAGCGCCGCTCTTCCGTCCTGCCGACTTCTTCAAGCACCCGTCCGAAATCGCCGCGTACGAACTACATCAACTCATGCGAAAGCAGACAGATGACACCAGAGGAGATTAAGTCAGCCGTTCGGGATACTATCGCAGCACAGATACTCGAAGGCCTTGACACCGAGACGCGAGACGCATTGCTACAAGAGGCGATCGTAAAGACGATCGGTAGCTGGGAAATCAGGTCAGAGATCCGTGACGTCATCGCCGAGAAGGCGCGTGAACGGGCTGCAGAGATCATGGCCACCGACGCGTACGCGAAAAAGTTGGCACGGGCGGTTAAGCAGGGCTGCGAGGACTGCTTGAAGACACTGCGCGCGTCGACGTGCGAAGCGGTATCTGAGTTGTTCGTTGGTCCGGACTACTCTGGCCATGAGCACCATCGCTCGATGATCGGCAAGCATATGCAACGCAAGTTGAATGCTGCAGCTAAGGAGGCATGAGCCATGCCTGTGATGAGTGACCCACAAGACCTAGTGGGTAGCGGGTCGTCTGCATACAAAATGTGGGTCCACCTGTGACCTGCGTGGCGAGCCATTGACAGGATGATTTGGGCGTACTAGGATTGCATGTTCCCCATGCGATAAGCCACACGGTACATACGAAAGAAAGAGATAGCCCGCCTGTCGGGGCGGGCTAAGTTTTGCGACCTTGTAGACAAGCGGCCGGTAGCAAAGTGCTATCATGATACCGCTATCTGCGCAGCCGGTCAACCCTCCAATGGGTGGACGATGCAAGGACTTCATGGCGAATTCGGCGGTAGTTAGAAAGGGAGGCCCGTTCATTGAGGTCTCCGCGAACGGGCAAGAACCTCTCCACCCGCGTGTGTACCGGGCGCTAGAGCAGCCTCTTATCTACACACACATCACGCACTTGTTCGGTGCTAAGGCCTACAATCCGAAGACCGGCGAGCACCAGCCACGCAAGGCCGAGAAGCGGCGCCTCTTCCAGTACGACGCCAAAGGCCGTTTCGTCTGTTTGAAGGGCTTCTACCCGCGAATCCGCGGTATGCTGCAAGAACAGGGCCTTACAGTCGAGTACATCGACAAGGACCCGCCGAAGGCGCCGAACATCTATGAGGCACAATGGGACAGGCTCTTCCAGCGATTTGAGCTACGCCCCCGGCAAGATGCGTGCCTCGCGCAGATCGATATGCATGACTACGGCACGATCGTTGCGCCTCCAGCATTCGGCAAGACGTACGTGATGGCTATGATGGGCGTACTGTACCCCAAGGCCAAGATCGACATCGTGACGAAGAGGAAGGACGTGGTGGGCCGCATACGCGACCTGCTGACCCGCTGGATCCCCAGCGTGGGCCAGGTCGGTGGCGGCAAGAAGCGGCCGGGACGCGTGACCGTCTTCACAGCCGACTCCCTGCACCACTCGGACCATACGGCGGACTTCCTGCTGGCCGACGAGGGGCATGAGCTGATGACTGACCGCTTGTCCGAGCAACTGGCGTACTACGGCACATCGCGCAACTACACGTTCACAGCCACGCCAGATATGCGCCTGGACAATGCGCATCATCGCATGGAGGGGCTATTCGGCCCGCGCATCTTCGAGATGACACAGCAAGAGGCCGAAGCAAACAGCCTTGTGGCGCCCGTCATTGTGCAGTGGCTGCCCGTGGAGATTGAGTGTAACCCTGCTGCGCCGTACAGCTCGCTAGTGGCACAGAAACGCCATGGTATCTGGCGCAATCAGTGGCGCAACCAGACCATTGCTGGCGCCGCACGATCCTTCCGCGAAGACAACCAACAGGTGCTGATCCTTGTAGACACACTGGATCATGCGTTGCATCTTCGAAAGGTGCTTCCCGAAGCAGAGCTCTGCTATTCCGAGGGCGCCCTGGCTGACATCGAGAAGCGCAGACGCCTCATTCGTGACAACCTGTTGACAGCTGACGATGAAGCAATGACGACGCAGCGACGCGTCCTGCTACGCCAGCGTTTTGAGTCACGCGACTTGATGCTGTGCATTGCTACGGGCGTCTGGTCCGTCGGCGTCAGCTTCGACTCGCTGAATGTACTTATCCGGGCAGACGCCGGAGCCAGCGAGACCTCTAACATCCAACTACCGGGTCGTGTATGTCGCATTGACCCGAGCACAAATAAGCAGTGTGGCATCCTGATTGACTTCAACGACAGCTGGGATGCAAAGTTCCGTGGTCGCGCCGCTGATAGGCGTCGTGACTACCACCAACGCGGGTGGACGCAGCTAATGACAGATGGCACCGTATGGCTCCCAGGCAAGCGAATCAACCGCGGCACACTCTAGCACAAAGGAAAGAGGATGGCAGACAGAACCCCTGAACAGCAAGAACTCGTTGATGCGGTAGTGCGCATACGGGGCGGCGCAGGCATGTGCTCATTCCGCTGCCCAAAGTGCGGATCGAGCCACTTTGGGTCGACGCAGGCCGTTAAGGGTGGCCCATTTACGCGACATTGTCATGGGCCCGCATGGACGTCGTCGACCGCTTCGGAACGCGGCCGTAGACATTGTGGCTGGTCTGGACCGACCGAAGACGCGCTACCTGACTACTACGCAGATATTGAGCTAGCAGGCATCATACTGCGCGGTTTGTGCAAGGACACCGAAGACCATGTATACGAGTGGCACGTGCAGCGCCACTGGACAGCGCCTGAGCCCCACATTCATTGCTTGATAGGCAGTGCAAAGCGACGAACTCGCAGTCCACATACGCAAGTAGGCTGCGGCACATGCACCTTTACCGAAGATGCAACATCTCCTGTTGCCATGGCGATCTGCCGGGCGATACTGGACTTCGAGAAAGATGGGCTACCGCCACGTAAGCGGCGGCGGGAGACGTACAATACCTTGAAGGAGCGCTCAGAGGCGCTGCAACGTGGTGAGGCGTAATGACTGAACAGGCCATAGCCGTTGGCGGACTGCAGCATCCACCTACAGAAGAGGTGGAGCCTGTGCGTGCTTGCGCGAACCCTACGCAAAACATGGCCAGGCGCCTACACGATGCGTACCAGCGCGAGTGCGCATGGCGCCGCCTACGCGTGGAAAAGGTGCGAAGCGCTGTTTACAGCAGCAAGGAGCTGCAGCCATTTTGGTTGAAGCTGGCGCGCGATCTGATCCTACAGGAGTGCGACAACCCGGAGCGCTTCATGCACGTTCAGTTCTGCTATGGCGTGCCCACGGGTACGACGCTAGCAACGTGTCCGTTCACGAACTCGCTGCAGACCACTGAGGCCTACAAGCGATACAGACGGCAGAGCACGCGCATGGATGCGCACCTGGCGCAAGACCTGCAGTCGAACTGCAGATCATTCGACTACGGGATGATGGACACCCGTGCGAGCTACCCGCATAAATCCGAGCGGGAGGCTTGGGATTTTGTTCTGCTGAACAAACTCTACGACATGTCCCCGCTCTTTCGCTACTGTATAGCGCACTCAGAGCACTTGGCCAGCACAACACGGCTGCACTACGACGAGGCCCTACAGCAGTTACTGTCAGATCCACAGGGCTATGCCAAGGTCTGGAAAGACGTCATTCCCCGGCAGCTGCTTGATACAGTTGCTAACATCTTGCAGACGAAGCTGTAGGAAAGGCATCATATGAACGATCTCATCACCTACGCTCGCCGAGAAGTCACGGACTTCACGATCGAGTTTACGTTGATGCATGTGGCTCGCTGCGAGGAGGTATTCCAAGCAGCTAGGGCACATCTGTTGCCCGAACACTTCAGCGCAGCTGGTGAAGTTCCGCACCGAATCATCTGGTCTGCGGTGCTAGACTACTACTCACGGCACAATGCGCTACCCAGCTACAATGCGCTCTCAATGCGCGTACTCAGTGAGGCGCAGACGATGCGCAACCCGGTCGAGCATGTGCTCGTCGCCGTCAATGACATCGTGAAGTGGATGTACGACAAGCAGATTAACCCAGACGAAGATCTGACGCCCGACGAGGCAATAGAGACGCTTCGAGAGATCCTACTGGACCGCATGGCGAGCCACCGCCTACGCCAGGCTGTGACCTACGCACCAGAGGGCCAGATCTACAACCTGCCCAAGCTGATTGAGAACACGCAGCGACACATTGAGACAATCGGAGCGATTGGACGCGGCGTCGAGGGCAGCACAATGCCCGCGACGTGGGCGGAAGCAGGACGACCCAAAGTGCCGACCGGCGTCAACTTCATTGACAGAGTCATGGAGGGCGGATCAGAACCGGGCGACGTCAACGTCATCATTGGTGCCACTGGCGGCGGTAAGACAACACTGGCGATGCAGCTCGCGGTCTCGATGGCGCAGATTCAGCGGCAGATTGCGGAGCGCGGTAACGAGGGTAAGCCCGGACTGATTGTGTTTGTCAGCTACGAGGACAACATGCGGATGATGCAAATCCGCGCGGCCTCATTTGCGGCGGATGTACTCAAGAACCGCTTACGGTTCCTCAAGGACGATGATGAGCTCAGCAGCAAGGGCAACCTTGAAGAGTATGAGCACCACATGTATAGCAACATGAAGGCGCCAGAAGAGCTGCTCGGTGAACGTGAGCGCCTGACACAGGCTATGCCGTGGCTCAACAAGTACCTGCGTCTTATCGACTTTCACGACGGCGCGAGCGGCGGCAATGGCCACGTAACTGAGGTACGCCAGCGGCTGATGGCTATCCAGGAGAAGGCAGACATGCCGATCCGTGCGGTCTTCATGGACTGGGCGGGACAGATGATCCGCAACTACCTGTTGGGGCAGGGCAAGGCCGTTGAGGGCGGTACGATGTCCCTGGAGCTTTCTGGGCTGGTTGGACGAGCCAAGCGCGAGATCGCTACGCCGTTTGACTGTACGGTATGGATACCACACCAGCTAGCAGGTCGACTGACTAATCGGCCGCCAGCTTCTGTACCGCACCACTCGGAAGCAGAGTGGTGCTCATCATTTGCTAATAACGCGTGGTACGCGTTCTGTCTGGGAACAAAGGATGAAGAGCATAGTGTGGTCCAGATCACGGCGACTAAGACACGACATGGCGAACCTATTCCGCCCGCAATCTGTAAGCTTGACGGTGCATTTTGCCGTCTGCTAGATGTGTCCGACCAGTTTTCGCGCGACCCGGTAAGTCGCCGGCTGGTGCCTACGCAGGAAGTTGAGCAATATCACGAGAACATCACGACATCACGTCGCGGCACCGAGAACGTGCATTCTGAGATCATGAGGACATACGCATGATTGACACTGTGTCGCGCATCAAGGATCTGGGTAAGCACTTGGTGCGCGGTGACGCACCGGTACTGAACCCATACCTATACGATGCGCTGCAGACTAGGTTCGGAGACGTCATGATTGCCAAGCAAGGCGAGGGCTCAGATGGCCACCGCGTTGTTGACAGCAGTGGCGCACGCTACAAGTTCACCAATGCGGGTGAGTATTACCGCGCAAACTGTCCGTTCTGTATGCGTAAGAACGCCGTGGATACCAAACACCGCCTGTGGATTCACCACCGGTGGGGCGTAGGTCTGGACGAAGACGACGAGAATTGCGTTGATGACAAGTTCTGGTGGGCGTGTATCTGCTACAACGAGCAGTGCATGGAAGACCGCGAGAACGTTAAGACACTGCAGAATTGGATCTACGGCGGTATTGGCCGCGAGCGCCATGCCCCCAAGATCAAGATCCGCGAGGGCACGAGTGCAGGTGCGTCACTTGGCCTCACACGATGGCCAGGGCGCTGTATACGTGTAGATCAGTTACGGCCAGAGCACAATGCTTGTCAGTATTTGCTGGGGCGTGGCTTCGATCCTGCGGTGGTTGGCCGCGACTACTGGGTGTCGTACTGCGAGGCGGCTGACGTTGACTTTCCGCTGGCAAATGCCAGGCTCATCATGCCGATCCATATGAACGGCCAGATGGTAGGTTGGCAAGCGCGGCCGCCCTACGACATCAACTGGAAGGCTACAGGACAGCAGAAGTATCTGAACTGTCCGGGCATGAACAGGCGACTGATGCTCTACGGTTTCGACAACTCGAAGGTCTTGCCCTTCTGTATCATCACTGAGGGGGTAACCGATACGTGGGCAATAGGCGCTGGCGCCATTTCATTGCTCGGCAAAAGCATGTCGATGCAGCAAGCTGACCTGATCGTTGCAACGTGGAAGGTGGCAGTGATTGCACTGGATGCGGATGCACAAGACAGAGTACAAGCAATCCGTAATTTGATCAGGAACAAGATACCGCTTATCGTGATTACGTTACCTCCCGGGCTCGATCCCGCGGATATAGAACCAGATTTCTTCTGGGATCTTGTCCATATGGAAGCGACGCGTCAGGGTGTAGACCTGTTGTCGTTAGGCGACAACACGCAGAAAGAGATGAGACTTTGATACCCGACCTCACACGTGATGATCTAGAGGCAATTTTCCGCGGCGACGCGAACAATGCGTACGCTATGCGTTATCCGATGTACCCGTTGCTATCTCCCGGCATGCCGCCCGCTGGCCCCAATATGATCGCGCACGCAAAAGCGCTTGGCGACGACACGCCATACGAATTTGAGGGTAAGGGCAAGGACAAGCGTGCGGTATCTGTGGGATACATGCTCCAGTGTCTCTATTTGCGATGCCTCTACGACAACGAGTTCTCGTTGCCGATCAAGCTCAAAGGTGTTACGGAGCCTGCAAGGGTAATTCCGGGGCACCTCTGGAACTCTGCGCCTGATGGGCCAAAGTATCTGGAGGACGAGTATCTAGAGGGGCGTCCGCGTGTGTTGGTTGTCGGTAAGATGCCAGGACAGGAAGAGCTACGTGACGGACGCAACCTGTGCGGACCGTCTGGTCGGCAGCTGCGCGAGACGCTAGTTGCTGTTGGGATTGATGAAGCGGACCTTGGTGACTGGTATGTGTGCAACCTGGTGCGCTGGGCGCACCTGAACCCGCAAAGCAGCGCAGTGCCTGCGGCGTGGATCAAGGATTGCCTACCGCTGCTGCACCAGGACATTCGCTTCTACTTGCCGGACTACATACTGTGCCTTGGTGCCGAGGCCACAAAAGCCGTATGCGGATCCGGACACACCGTGAACAACATGATTGGCAGGTACATCGAGATCGAGGAACCGCTGCACGAACCGGGCGATGAGCCCATCATGCACAAGATGAAGGTCATGTCTGTTACGCACCCAGCTGCGGTGCTAAGACGAACCGAGCGGTTCCCGCAGTTCGAAGCAACGTTACGCAACTTCAGTCAACTTATCCGAGGTGAGGAGTTCACCGCTAGCTCAGACAAGGAGATTACGGTTCAATGCGTGTACACGGAACGGGAACTACGGGAGTTGGTCGATTTCGTGCTATCCAAGCCAGGCCTGAAGAAGATAGCTGTAGACGGGGAGTGGCACGGACAGCATCCGGGGGACCCAGGTTCGTACCTACGAACTATCCAGCTCAGCTGGCATGGGAAGCATTCGATCGTCGTCGTACTGAGGCAGCAAGGTGGCGACGCTGTATTCATGCCTTCTATCCCGTCAGCAATATCCCAGCTTCAGCGCCTACTTGACCGCGATGACGTCCAGCTCGGTGGCTCATTCTTCTCGTCTGACCTGCCGTGGCTTGAGCATATCGGACTGCACATAGCGCATCGTTTCTGTGTACCACCCGCTGTTGCAGACGTACGCGGCGGTGACTATGCGGGCGGTTTTGACGTGGCGCTTGCGCATCATGCGTACAACGAGACCGGGGACTTCAAGCTCGAGGTCATGGCGTCGCGCCTTTGCGGCGCAGATCGCTGGGACGCAGCGCTCAACGAGTGGAAGAAGGCGTATCTTGCTGAACGCAAAATGAAGGACGAAGAGTTGGAGGGCTATGGTGAGTGTCCGGACGATATCCTGCTGCCCTACGGCGGTAAGGATGCAGCCTACACACGGCAGCTTATGGACATACACTGCAAGCTTCTCAATGCGGACTTGTTCGGTAACGACTGTTGGACGCCCTTCCATATCAGCATGATGGCCTTCCCGGCCTTCAATGAGATGGGCACGATGGGCGTGAAGGTTGATAGAGAGCGCATCAACGCGCTGACGGATACCTTCCAAGAGGCGCGTACCTCGAAGCTACAGGCGCTACGAGAGGCGATCCATTGGCCAACGTTCAATCCGCGGAGTCCACAGCAAAGCGTAGAGTTCCTCTTTGGACAGGCTTACTCCACCAAGTTCGATAAGGACTCTGGTGAGCGCCTGAGTGTGCGCCCATCTGGCGCAGTCACGCTAAACTTGCCGCCCGTCAAGACGACAGGCAAGGGCAAGCCGTGGGCCTGGGTCGAGGCTAGGGGCGATACCAACAAGTTCTCGCCCTCCACAGACAAGGAAGTATGTGGCATCCTTGGACTGCAGCACCCATTGGCGTTGCAACTACGTGATGTCCGCCTTGTCGACCAGGTGTTGAAATCTGTGTTTCGGCCGCCATTGGTACGCAAGGGCGAGACAGAGATGGCGCGCGACCGTGAGGGTCGTCGTGTCTATGCTGGAGGCATTGCAAAGTTCATTTGCTATGACGAACGTGTCCGCAGCAGCTTTCAGCAGGTCAAGGAAACAGGCCGAGCCTCATCTGCACGGCCTCCGCTGCAGAACATCAGCAAGCGTCGCGAGCAGGACTACAAGCGTATTCTGGGCGACCGCTACAACTGGCCGATCCGTTCCTTCATTGTGAGCAACACCGACGTTGACTACGGGGAGCCTACCGTGCTGGTCGAAGCTGACTACAGGGGCGCTGAGCTACTCGGCATGGCTGTGATGTCGCGTGATCCGACAATGCTGGATCATTGCTTGCGTGCGAATCTGGACGACGATGACCCGAATTTCTACGATATCCATTCACACATCGCCGTGCTCGCCTTCCGTTTGGACTGCGAGCCAACAAAAGCCGGACTCGAGAGTATTGACCAGGTTGGTAAGCGGATAGCTGCCAAGAACATCATCTTCGGCGTAGGCTATGGCCGCACAGCAGAAGCTTGTGCACGCCAATGTCAGGAAGAAGGCGTACCGATTACCACGAGTGAGGCACAGCAGATCATCAACACGATCTTCGAGCTGTATCCCGGTATTCCGCGGCTCCAAGATGCGCTGCGTGCGCGTGTATCTGAGCCGGGCTGGATCAAGAACTGCTTTGGGCGCTATCGGCGCTTCATCGCAACAAGCGACCGCGGAGCGATGGGCGAGCTTGAGCGTCAAGCATTGAACTTCCCGTTCCAGTCGATGGTCGCCGACGCTGTAAGCACGGCACTTTACTACTTGTACAGGCATCAACGTAAGTCAGAGCTTGGGTACAAGATTGCCCTCCAGTTGCATGACGCTGTCATTCTGGAGGTACCGCTACGCAGCCTGGATGCTGTTTGTCATGAAATCCTTCCGGAGTGCATGGTAGAAAGCGTCCCGTTTAGGGCATGCGATCTCAGCGGTGTCCCTTTCACGGACAGCCCTGAGTATCGGTTCGGCATCGACGTCGATGTTGCCACCCGTTGGGGTGTGAAGCTGTCGTTACAGGAGTGCGATGAGCTGGGTATCAGCCACGAATATGGCTCCGCTAAAGCAGGCTAATGGGGCTTGTTTTGCTGGGGCGTTTGTGCCATAATCAGCTACTTAACTTCCATACGACAGCTTACCAACTTGTACCTTTTTTCAGTAAGGAGGCGTGAATGGCACGTCAAGGAGCCGTAGCGACAGGTCGCTACAGAATGAGTCGCGAGGGGCAGAGTTCTGCTCGCGGGCTGCAAGGGATGTACATCTTGCAGGAAGGAGCCGGTTGTCAAATCTACCGGCCAACATGGCAGGGAACACGAACGATCTTTCGGCCGTTCCCAGGGCGAAATCCCGAGAACACTGCAGAGTGGGATCCGTTCCGCCTATCGGATGAGGATCGTGACTTCGGAGACTGGATCCGCCGTTACGACATGGCGTTTAGCTTCGGCGTTCCGGGGATCACTTTTGTCCTCAAGAACCCGTGCGATAAGGCGCTGGACGACCAGCAGAATCCGGTCTGGATGCTCTTCCGCGCGCTCACCCAGGCGGTGAAAGCCGGCCAGGGCGAGCAGAGCTGGAACCCGCTGATCTTCGGCGCAACAGGTCGCGCTGCGCCCATCAACGCCCCAAAAGATGGTTACATCATGCAGGGCATTCTGATGGAGCACAAGTCGCAACCGCAGAACCCGCCGAAGGGATGCATGATGGAGCACCAGCCCATCGTGCTCCTGATGAGTCAGTCCGCCGGTGCGTCGCTCATCGACAAGCTGTCCGAGAAGGACGCCGAGGGCAACTGGGTCTACAACGACCTAACAGACCTCGACGCTGGCGGATTCATCCAGTTCCACCAGGCCGGTACGCAAACGCAGTACCAGCAGGGCGGTAACGCTGGCGGGCGCCAAATGGGCACTAACGCCGTAGGTGGCGGCCCCGCGGACAGCAACCGCTACGAGGTCGAGATCCGCGAGAACTACAACGGCATTTCGCCGACGTTCGAGAACGTGCAGGAGATCGCGCAGGCACACGTCAAGCCGTGGGACGATATTATCCGTATCCCATCGACCGAGGAACAGGTCCGCATGCTTTGCGGCGCTGGCATCCCCGCGTCTGCTATCATCTATGCCCTTGGCGACGTCTACGGGGATTTTATCCCACAGCACGTGTACGACCAGGCGAAAGCCCAGTCGTCGAGGACGTCGGTTCCGTTTGAGAGTACGGAAGCGGCACCTGCTGCAAGTCCTATGGGCCCGGCTACACCGAGCCCGCAACAGGACCCAAGCCTACCTGCCACGCAAGAGCAGCCGTCGCAGCCCGTAGCTGCGCAGCCTGCAACACCGGCAGAGGCACCGGCAGCGGCAGCAGCACCGATGACCGGTGCCCCGATGACCGGTGCCCCAATGACGGGGGCCCCGGCAGCGGCAGCGCCTGCGCAGGGTTTCGACCCGCCGCCGACGCATGCTGACGCTGATCGCAGCAAAGCCACGACGGATGCCCTTGAAAAGGCACGTCAACGGGCGGCTGGAGCAGCAACGACGTAGCATCAATAGTCCCCCACAAGGCCCAGCAGCGCGCTAGTTTGCACGCTCTAGCCGCTCAGGGCCTCGTGGGGGCTTTTTTCTTTGAGGGACAAATGGCAAAGCGAAAAGCGAAGAAGGACATTGAGGAGCCCGTATCTGGTCGCCCCATCAAGATGGATACGCTCTTCAGCAAAACGGTCGAGGCTGTGCAGGCGAGGATGCAGAAGAAGGGTATGCTTGTTGGGCATAACCCTGTGATCACTGTGCTGCCAGTGCCGGCTTTCATCATTCGATACCTATACCAGAATGAGGGGCTTCCGCTCAGCTGCATCTACCAAATCGTTGGCCCGCAGGCCTCATACAAGTCCACCTTTGCCATCGAGAAACTGCGATGGCATCGCTTGTGCGGCGGCGGAGGCATGCTGGCAGAAGCTGAGACCAAACCAACACCGGAGCTACGCAACAGCGTACTGAATTGGGACACTGATGCGCTCCACATCGAGGACTGCAACTCTGCAGAGGACTGGCAGTCAAAGATCACGTGGTTCACACGTGACTTCCAGAAGCGCTGCGAGGCGGCAAACGGCCCCGGGCGTATCTATCCATGGTGCGCTATCGTTGACTCACTGACCGGCAAGGCCAGCGAGAAGACGCTACAGAATATCGCTGAGCGCGGCTACGCAGGCGCACACTACCCGGTTGAAGCCAGGAACATGGCAGATTTCATGCGGGCACACCCGCAGTTGCTGCTTGGCTGGCCGTTCACCTTTGTCGGTGTCAACCACCTGAAGCTCGCCAAACAGGAAGACGGCTCTGTCGATTACAACATCCCGGGCGGGTGGGCGCTGAAGTTCCAGTGCTCGGCCATCATCGAGATGGAGCGCATGGGCGCAATCAAGGAGTTCAACAACTACAAGGTTGCCAGCCTCAGGCTGCATACCATCAAGAACTCATACGGCCCGGACAACATCCGCGCCCATGTGCGGTTCAAGACGTGGTACAACGAGGACGCACCAGGCGTTATGCGACTACACAGTCGTTTTGAGTGGTGGGAGGCGTCCATCAACTTCATCGCTACCGGCATGGGCTTATCCGCGGCCAAGAAGAAGCTGCTGGTACCCAAGATGCAGGAAGCCTGCGACGTGCACGAGAAGTCAGGTGGAAGCAAGGGCAAGCTCTACTGGTCGAAGGCGCTGGGCGTGACGTCAGCAGATGCTATGTCTGGGCATGACCTAGGCATGCTTCTGGAGGCCAACCCGGACGTGCTGTCTGCACTGTATGACGTTACCGGCGTACAGCGTCGCCACTTTTTCCGTCCTGGCGTTGACTTCATGAAGCAGCTCGAAGACTATGCGTACATTGAGCAACAGGCGGACGCAGCAGACGACAAGCTGAAACTGGCACAAGCCCTACAGGCTGGCATTGCTGTCGAGCCTTCTGTTGCCCCGTTGCGAACGATGCAGCCAGAGAAGCCAGAGGCAACTGAGGAGCTATGACGCGTACGCCTGAGCAGGTGGCAGATGAGCTCGGCCAGCGGGGCTACACGCTTGATACCTCGGCGCAGATGCCAAGGAGCTTGGACAGCTATTTCAGGACTACTAAGCCCAAGGACTTACGATGACAGACGAACGTGAGCCGTGGAGCCAGTTCTCTGCCGGCAAGCAAGAAGCACGTGTAGGCAGTGGCTTACAGCTAGAGCATGACGCCGTGGGTCGTATCATTACGCGCATGGGACTTTCAAGTCAGCGCGCTACCATACTGCAACACGGCGGCGGGCGCGCATTGACCTTCAAGTCATTACGGGCTGTCACGGGCTTTCCGTTGCGTATGCGTACAGTCGCCTTTGACCGTGCCACCTTGCATCACCTGGGTTCCGACATCATGAAGCGACCCGGTAAGTCAGCAGTCTTCGTTGCGCTTGAGGAGTTTTGCGACGAGCAAGAGATTGATGACCAAACGCCAGCGGGTATTGTGTTCTCGTGGGACCGTCAGCGGCACATGGTATTCCACAACTATGAGTCGCTTGAGCTAGGCAGCGCAGGCATGTGGTTTACCCACCGCGGGCGCCCGTACTTCACGCAGTCGCTGACGCAGCTGCTATCGCGCCTCGAAGCCCCGGAACTTTGGTGAGTTTGTTCACATGAACAAGATCGAACCCGTCGAGATGGTAGAACAGCCAGCAAGCCGCACATTCAGTACAGGTGAGCTGGCTGTTCTTCGTACGCAGCTGGAGGAGATGGATCAGCATACGATCCGTGTCCCAATCAGCGCGCCAAGCGACATCGAGCTAGATGGCACATGTTGCCTCAAGGAATCTGGATTTCGGCTATCGCCGCTTGCGCTACAGCATATCTGCAAGTACACGGCACGCGGACTATGGTCGCTGACAACGGACATTGGTGGAGCTACGCGTACTGCGCGCTCATTCGATCAAGTCATATCAGTGCCGTTAGCGGCCCAGCTCATAAACTCCTGCACCAAACTGCGCTTCCGCGCTGTTGATGGGATCTGTGGGCGACACATGATCCAGGACCATCTGACCAAGACCGTTGATGGTGTGGTGGGCCCGCGGTATCACCTACTGCCGAACCACCAGCTGTTGTGCAGCGCTATCGAGCTGATGGCTGACCACGAGATACCCATGGTGTTCCACAGTGGTGAGCTGATTGGGCGCCGTATGAGTCTGACGTTCTTGGCATCAAAGGCCATTGGTCAGCTGGCTACGGGGGAGCATCTATTTGGTGGGTGCTACCTTACCAACAGCGAGGCCGGTGAGTGTGGTGTTCGTGGTGCGCTCGTATTGCAGGTAGCTGGCACGCAGATGCGCTGCCAGGCACCGATGCGTCGTATTGCCCACGCCGGCAAGAAGTTCATGATGCGGCTTGGACGCATGCTTACGGCCGTGCTGGGCCGCTGGGAAGCCTTGAAAGAGACTGCTCAAGATACGGCACACCTGTCCGACCCGTTGATGACCTTCACTGGTGGCAAGTTGGACACAGGACGCAGACGACGCATTGAAAGCAGGCTAGCCAAGAACATGGATACGGCACTTGCAGAGCATGCGATGCGTCAGGCGCTCTTCATGGGGGCTGAGGGCACGGTTGTGCCCAAGTCCGTAACCCAACGCGAGATTGCTTGCCGCACTGTTCGGGACCTATTCATCATCTTGATGCGGCTGGCCGACGGACAATACCCAGATGTACGAGAGGCACTGGAACGCACTGCGTTCGAGGTGCTCAACAAGAAGATACAACTTTAGGGAGGCATGATGGCTAAGACCACATTGCCAGCGAAGGTCGAGGAGTACACAGCACTCCAAGCGCAGTCCTCATTCACGAAGGCGGAAACGACCGCGTTCAAGGAACTGGATAGCTACATCAAGAAGTACGTGAAGGAGAACATCCTTTGGTACTGGGAGCTTGGCCAGCGCGTCGCCAAGATCTACAAGGCGGCCAAGAAAAACAAGGACGTGTACGGTACGCGCCTACTTCTACGGCTCGCCAAGGGCCTTGGGTACAAGACCGACCGGCAGCTACACAACGCCATGGACGTCGTCGACCGCTTCGGTACGAAGGCGGCATTCACGAAGTACCTCAAGATGCGCGGCGAAGCCGGCAACATGCTGCAATGGTCGCACCTGGTGTACCTGGCCAACGTCGGCGACCTCGATATACGGATGCAGCTTGCTGCCTCGTCACTCGAGCAGTGTTGGACGGCGGAGGAGCTCTGGAGCAAGGTCAAAGAGCTATGTGCGCGTGAACCGCGTGGTAGCGGACGGCCGCCCAGCATCAAGATCCCCGGAACGGCGCGTGCGTGCCTTACGCATGTACAATCGCAGGCTGCCAAGTTTGTCAGCAACTGTGACCATGCGTGGACAGGCGACGCGTTCGACTTGATCGCCACGGTCAAGGACATCCCGGCCGACAAGCTGAACGACACGCTGCTGAGCGCTGTCCTGGAGACCCGTGAGCGCATAGTCGAGCTGCGTGCGCGTGCGGATCAGATGGACCGCGTGCTCTCGGATACGCGTGTCAGCATCGAGGCGCGAATGGCTAAGCAGGCGGCGCTAGCCGACGCAGCCGCCGCTGCGGACGAGGACGCCGAGCCGAGCGACCCTGAGGTACAGGACGACGATGACCCCGACGCTATCAATATGGCCAAGCTGAAGTCTCAGCAGGCGCGCGAGGCGCGTGCAGTCAAACGCCAGAAGGCCAAGAAGCGCAAGGGGCGTGTTGGCGTAAGCAAATGACGGATCAGAGCGCACCAAAACCGCTCTTCACAGTCTGCTGTTTGTTCTATGGGGACTATCCGCGTCTGGTTGAGCGACTACTAGCGTCGCTCGCCACGACGCTGCCCCCGCACTGCTATGAGCTACGCATCGGCACCAATGACGTATGCGGTGAGGGCTTGAGCATGCTTAACCACATGATCAAACAGTGGTGGCCTACGCGGCCAAGACTGAAGATCGATGGTGACGAGCCGTATCATAAGTACCCAATGATGCGACGCCTCTTTTACGCGCTACCGATCACCACGCCCTACGTGATGTGGTTCGATGACGACTCGTTCATCAAGCCATCCGGACACCATGCTACGAATGCGTGGCACGAGCGTGTAGCCAAAGCAATGGAGCACTACGAGATGATTGGTGCGCCTTACAGCAAACGGCTAGAAGGCAATCAGCTCGGCTACATCCAGGATCAGCCGTGGTATACCGGCAAGACCCACCGTCGCAATGCGAGCATTGACTTTGTGACTGGTGGTTGGTGGACAATACATACGAGCGCGCTCTTACGCCATGATTGGCCGCCGGTTGAGCTCGAGCACAATGGCGGCGATGTGCTGCTTGGCGTGCTGTGTAAAGAGCAAGGCTATCGTATGGGCAGGTTCACGCAGGATCTAGGCATCAACTGCAATGATTCGGGCGAGTGCTCAACAGCACCACGCCGCGGCTTCTCACAGAAGCCGCTTGGCGCAAACTACTCACCAAATGTACCAGTTACGCCACCGTTACGGCGTAACTGGTTGGACATGCTAGACGGAAAGCAATGAGCCGCGAACACACAGCAGAACTACTGGACATCGAAGGGTTCCTGTCTGCGCAGGCACTACCACACCGACCACTAAAGCGCGCGGGCACTGCTGTCTGGAAGGTTCGTGCAGAGCCGCTGGACTTCACGAAGCCCGACGGCCCGCTTGCGTGGGCGCTAAGTCGTGGGGGCGAGCTGATTCGCATCCCCCTTATCCCGTATCGCGCAGAGCGTGATCCGGCAAAGGCAATGCTGGGCGCCATGGACGTGATCCAACGCTATACAGAGGCCGTACCCAATGCTGTGCGTACGCACATCATACTGGGGCAACCGATTCAGGACCTTAGCACAGAGGGCGAAGACGTCTTTCGCTTCTGGGTAGGGTTCGCAGCAAAACTACACTGAGAGGTACACATGGTTACAGATTTGAACCAACGCGCTGCGGTACCGCCATTGACGCCACCGCAGCCGGCGCCGGTGCCACAACCGCCAGCGCCAGCGCAGCCTACGCTTGAGGACTACGCAGCCAGTATTGGCCAGTTCAGCGCAGAGCTGCAGCGGCAATCCACGGCATACGGGCACTTTCGTGGCGTTGTAGCGGCGATCGAGGAACTGCAACAAAACCCACACGCAGAGCGTCCGGAGCTGCCGCAGATCGTCATACGTCAACCACAAGTTGACGCAGCGCCGCTTGAGATATGCGTCGACATGAATGTGCTACCGGCGGCGGAGCTGCTGCAACTGGCGCCGTTGTTCACATACATCGAAGGCAGTGCTGGCGAGGAGCTACTGGGCGCATGGGAGGGGTTGCACCGCATAACCGCCACTACACAGCCAATCATAGCGGCTGTGCGGCAGGAGCAGCAACGTGGAGCCTGATACCGTCCAGGCCTCAGACGTCATGGATGATTGCCAGCGTTTAGCACACGATGGCTATCGTGTGACTGCCGACATCCCAGATGCCGCAGATACAGACAGCAACAAGCAGATCACGCTGTTGATCCAATTGTGGGTGCGCGGGCAGGTAGTAAAGCAGACCAGGATCAGCGCCGTGGACGACACGCCAGAAAACCGCACCGCGTTGACGCGACAGTTGCCGGTCATCACTGCGATGCTTGAGTTCATGAATACCGGAGGCGAACCGCGCTACCTGAGAAATCTGGCAGTGCTGCTGGATACGCATGTACCCGCATTGACACCTAAAGGCTTCGAGCTGGTGGCTGTCGATGCTACTCTTGACCGTACGCACTACTACAAAGACGACAACGGCAAGTACTTTGCCGCTGTACGTGGGGTACTGTCCTGCAAGATGGATGACGACGCGGTACTTGAGCTGATTCATGAGCTGCAGCAGCCGTACCAGGATGACGCACCATAGTGTCGCGGCCCCGCGGTATAGCCTCTCCCGTATCTTTGCACTACGGGAGAGGCTAGCCAACGATGTGCTCAGCGAGTTCTGTGGCTTTGCGCCAGAGGGCCGACACTTCGAGGAACTTGTTGACCTGCTGTGTGAGGCTATCCCTCGTGTGGACAGGCTTGTCATGTGGGACAGTGTCCGCAGTATCGCTGGCTGTACGTTGCGAGAGGAGAACCTTCGCAACATGTGCTGGCGCATTGCTGGCAATGTGGAGTTACTGCGTACGGGCGTCGCCGTACCGCCATGGCACCTGCAGCAGGAAGCGGAATGGGCGCCAGTCCAAGTCCTTGCGTGGGAACCGGCACGTTCAGCGCGAGGTCGGCGCGGCGGACGCTTCACGATGCGCATACTGGCGGGCACCGCCTGCCCGATGCGCGTTAGAACATTCTGGACCGTAGGCTTCTGTCGGTTCATCGCACGCCGCGCAGGGTACACCGCACGGCGTCATGGCCTACCATTTGCGCATCCATCAGAGCTCGTCAATCTGCGTATCTGGGTCCAGATCGAGCCTGATCGTTGTCGACCCGGTGTTCCGGGCTTCCAAGAGGTAGGCTGCACGTCAAGCCTACGCAAGTGGAACCGGCAAATCATTAAGATGCGTTTCCGGCGCGACTGGGCGTGTCCACACAACTACACCCACTACTGTTACCAGTGCCCAGTAGGGTACATGGAATGTCCAGCAGCCACCCACGCGGAGACGCACGATGCCAGACAACAAAGCGATGCTGGCGGAAGTTAAAAAACGCCAAGAACTGCACGCGATGTCGCGCTTTGCCGCGCGCTTAATATCGCAATACCAGACGGAGAAGAACAGAGCGCCGGGCGCCAGCCGCGCGGTGTTCGCATACGAGGAGACACAGATGAGTCAGGCCACGAAGAAGACAAAGTCGAAGAAACTCTCGACGAAGAAGCTGCTGAGACTGGCCGTTGAGCACGTAGAGTTTGCTCCGCACCACAGCCAAGCAGCCAGCGCCCTGGTTATTGCCAGGACACTACTCAAACTCAGTACAACTGCACGCGAACTCAGATTGGAGGAACTGCCCGAAGAAGAGCTCCTAGCAGAACTACGCCGACGCAACCCAGAAGCGGGCTTTGACGTCTCACGCTGACAAAGCCTCATACAGCATTCACAGGTAGCAACGCTACCATTCCTACGTAGACACACGAGGAAAGATGTTACTATGGGACTGTGTACCCCACTGCCGTACATACGGAGCACAATAAATGGCTTCCTATATATCTGTGACCACAAGACGTGCCCAATGCATAGCCATTTTGCGGGCCCCACAGAGTTCGGGCAGCACTGCTGCGGCGAGCATAATCAATCGCTGAACCGTCATGGCGGTCCGCAGCGGATGCCTGACGCAATTGCAAATGCTACGCGGTGGCCTGATACAAGCAGACGTAAATGTCTACGCAGGCGTAATAAGGGTCAGAACTATCAGGCTAAGCCGTGGTTCGATAACCTGCCGCGCGTAATTCTGGTCAACACCACCAGCGAGCCGTTCAGCAAAGTGGACCACGAGAATGTTCCAATCACTGATGAGTGGCGATGGCAGCACATGCTAGAGCCAATGATGTGGCCAGCCGCGGCTAGACACTGCTGGCTCTTTCTCTCATCCTACCCCAAACGCCAAGTCGATTTCTATTTGCGCACACTGGAACGCTATCACTATTGGCCGGCCAACGTATGGCTTGGCTCCTCGGTTCGTACACAAGCGGATCTAGACGTCGTTACGCATCAGTATGCGCGTGCACCTGCTGTCCACAAGTTCTTGAACATCCAGCCACAGATCGCAAAGATCAACCTGGCTAACAGCCTTGTCAGTATTGAATGGGTCACTCATTGCGGCACTGCGGCCAACAACTCGCCGGAACCGGCATATCCGTTCGTGCTGGACTGGATTGGCGAGATTCGTCACGCCTGCAAAGCAGCCAAGGTGCCGTACTTCCTCGTCGGAATCGGTACGAACCCGCATCGGATGAAAATCGAGGCCGGGCGGCTCGTGCCTGCGCCTATTAGAGTGAAGAGCGGGCGCGGTAAGGGCTGGGACAGATGGCCGAGTTGTTGGCCGCTGACTGATATCAAAATCGTGGCAAGCCTGAATGCCAGGCTGGCCCGTAGAGATACAGCGCTACAACTACGACACGTGCCGCGTCAGGTGATCCGCAGAACCTGCACGGAGGCCCAAATAGCGGCGCCGACGGCACCACTTGAATTCACGACGGCCAGGTGATAAGATTGGCCACATGGCCAAAGAACACCTGTTTCAACTACGAAGAAATGACGCCCGTACCCAGCGTGACCCGTGGTACACTCCCGAGCGGGATATTGCGCACATTGGGCCCAATATCGTCCACGGCGCAATGGTCTCTATCGAGGAAAAGTACTGGGAACCGTGGTTCCGAGACTTCCTGCATGACAATGGTGTCACGTACCAGGAGGTTCTCGACACGGAGGCGCCGCGCAAAATGGCGCGGGCCCTCTCCCAGGTCATAAAGCTCAAGAACCCTGCTGTGGCACTGGAGCAGTCCGGCTTCTCGGACCTGCGACCCGCCATACAGGCCTTGTTCTATGTACGGCTCGGCCAGGTACTCCTGGCGACTGTCTGGTCCGGTGTGAAGGACGTTGGTAAGCCCGACGACGGGCCGCCAGCGTCCTTCCAGGACCTGCTTAACGACATCAACACCCAGTTCCACGAAATCATAGCCTCGGAGCATGCGGATGAGCCGCAAGGGCCCGGGCGTTTGTGCCGTTGCACCAAAGAGACGCCTTAGGCACCCCCGCGTGGTCATTCTTGACCGCGCAGCACAGCATATTGCTATCATGTCCTCACACTGGTTTGAACGCTTCGCCGGTCGCTTCCACTTCCCACAGAACTACACGACTGTGGACGTGGAGACGAATGGCGTAAGTCCAACACAGAGCTTCATCTGCTCAATCGGACACACGATTGTGCGCGCAGGTGTCCCCACTCAAACCAACGAGGTCTACCTGAATTGGCCAAACCACCCTGATATCAATCACGAACAGTTCCAGCAGGACCTGCTGCGAACACAGGTCGCAATGGAGCGGCAAGGCAAGCCGTTCCACCACACGTGGGAGGTTCTGCGCAACCAGGGTGAGGATCCTATTGAGGTCCTCCGCAACCATCTCGACCTGTTCGAGCAAATGGAGGCCCGCCGCGAGGTCGCTGTCATGCACAATGGCTGGCGCTTCGACGTTGAGTTCTTCCAGGCGCACTTCCACAACTGGCTACGCATCCCGTTCGTGTTTGACCCTGAGCTGGTCTACGACACGGGAATTGCAGAAAAGGCCAGTCAGTTGCAAGATCAGGATGATCCATTGCCGCTGGCGGGAGAAACCATGCAGCAGTTTGCATGGCGGATCGGTGGTTTGCGCCGCCGCGGCGTCTTCTGGGCGCTGGATTCGCACTGCAACGAGCGCTACAAGCTCTTTGAGAAGGCCGGCATGGCGGAAACTGATGCACACCGCAGCGGCGCAGATAGCCTGCTGCTGTGCCATCTGATGAACTCGCACGCCGAGCTTGCAGGCATGTCGAACAAGATCGACCTGTCTGTCGAAGGCAATCAGACCGTAGTTGTTGATGACGCTGATGGCGAAGGTTAAGCAATACCGTACACCAGAAGCGCTCGCAGCAGCACTCAAGGCACGTGCTGCTAACAAGGTACGCCTTCTCGGTGTCGATCTAGGCACAAACTGCGGTGTAGCATGGGCTGATGTTGTACCCAAGAAGCCGCTGTGTGATGCCACGCTATTTGCCGGGCAGCTCGATCTGAGTGTGCTGCCATACGAAACCGGCCCTCTTCGCTTCATCCGGCTCAAGCAGTTCCTCAGTGTGCTGCAGCCGGATGCGATTGGGTTTGAGGACGTGAAGTATACGCCAACTGTCAAGAATGGCGGCCCTATTGGCGTTATCATGTCGCGCATATCCAAGTCCGCCGAGCTACTTGGCGGGCTGAAGGTCATCCTTGCCACGTGGGCAGAGGAGACAGAGGTACCGCTGCAGAGCTTGGGGATCGGTCAGATCAAGAAGTACGCCACCAACAAAGGCAACGCAGGGAAGGAAGCTATGATCGCTGCTGCTAACGAACGGTACGGCGTCAATCTGGATGCCAAGGACTACAAGTCCACCGGCGTTGACAACCTTGCAGACGCGCTGCACATCTGCGCCATGATGATCGAGGGTTACACTGTGGGATTGAGTACGTGACCCCGTACATTCGGCTTGTGGGCCCTTGTCAGTACCCATCGTGTACCCGAGTCCACGGAAATGCTGCAGACATGTTTGCCGAAGAGTATCTGAACTACTCAGCAGCAATACCTGAGCTTTCGTGGATGCATAATACATGCGCAGTACGTTTCCTTAACGAGGCAAGAATGCCTGGTGTATTGGCGATGCAGTGGGGGCAGTATGGGGGCGTCCTACAAACTGCAGCATACAGTAGATCGCTCCAAATCGGCACGCGCGGCAAGTACTTCGTGACCATCAACAGCAGCAGGACACGATATACGTCAAGCAACATGATAATCTGGGTACCTGACTACCATATCACAGTCCTCTGTGACGGCCACTGGGTAGGCGGCTCGGTGTCGCCCTCATTCACGGACGCGTTGCAATATGCCAAGCGTCAAATACAGTGGGACCGACGAGAGGGCCAGAAACTACGCATTACGCAGGCCGCTACTATGCAGATTGCACCTACCCGTAACCTACGGAGGATACGCCTCAAGTCATGAGTACATGGCCCCCGTTTCACTATGAGACAACGTGCGCACATCCGCAGTGCCAACGCCCAAAGGACATTGGGCTTAACGTAGCTGCTATCAAGCATCCGGTGGTAGATAGGGAAAAACACGGTGAGTACGCGTGCATTACATGGGCGCATATCGCTTGCGCGAGTCAGATGCTTGTGGCCATAGCCACACATCGCGGTGTAACGCTCGTGTGGGATCACTGGGGCACACAGATGATGGGCACGAATGCCATATACACGTCTGCACCGTTTATCGTAGCGGATGAACTGGTACCGAGTCCACCGCGTTTCCGTCCACGCGTTGGCAGCCCAGACGCATGCTATTCTGCGAGCATTACGCCAAGCCACATAAAGTCTATAGGCAATGGCGCTACGCTATGGTTTCCCAACTATTGGCTTGCCATGTTCTGTAACGGAGTGCCAACACTACGTACGATATGCGCATCACTTACGCATGCCGGGGAGGTCGCTGCAGCATGTGTGAAAAGAGAGCTGCAGCTCGACAAGGAGGTCGCTAAGGAGCGAAAGGCCGCACAAGCAGCGGAACTACACGTACGTAACCCCAGAAGGATACGACTCAAATCTTGTTCACAGGAACAAACTTAGGAGGCAATGTGCCTAACACAGTGCTATTTGTGGGAGCAACGATAAAAGCCGCTCAAGACTGCGACCAATTCTTTGGCCCAGTGAAGATACCCGGATCGATGACCAGGCAGGCAACGATCGACAACCATCATAACAAGGTGCTGGAGGCGCGTGGCGAACACAAGCACGCTGATGCCTGCGCATATGCCGGAAGCGTGCTGGGCAATGACCAGCAGTACGAGAATCGCGTGCATCATCCATACCTAGCCGTACTCGCTTCCGTAGCTGTCCACGATGTGGACGGCAAGACGCTGTACCAGCAAACCGCGACAGATCCGATATCTCGGGGCAAAGTGGCGATACCGCTGCTTGGCTTCTTCAGAGAGAACTACCCACGGCAGTTCTCTGCGTCGCTACGTCACGGTACGGATGCAGACGCCGACGTACTAATCTTCGGCTTCAGCATCAAGCAGATCCTGCGCATTGCAGCCGCTGAAGTGCTGGGCCGGAATGCCGAGGCCCCCGATACTGAGCAGCTTCCGCTGCCTGTACGCCTATGGCACAATCCCACAGGCGTATTCGATCCGCTTGACATTCTGTTGCCCGTAGGCGATCGTAAAGAGTTGGATGTCTACAGCCTGCTGCGCTTCTTCAAGCTCGAGGCAACGCCGCTGGAGATGGCAACGGACGCCAGTAAGTTGGCAGATGTAACCAGACTACTTGTGGAGAGGGCGCAACTCGCGTAAGCACCTATGCCAGCACCTGAACGCCCTGGTAAACAGTGGTCCGACAAGCTTGAGCGTACGCCCATGCCGTCGGCCGACATGAAGTTCATGGCTGCGGACTATGCGGAGGAGTGGCACTTCTTCAATCATGGCGCACTGTTTGCCTTTGCTGGCCTGACAACAGATCCGGTCGCAGACTGGTTTGCACAGCAACCAGAGGGCATGGAGGTGCTGATGCAGCCATACAAGCGCGAGCTCTTTGAGGGGCTAGCGGGCGACAACGCCGTACAGGCGTTATCACCGCGCGGCGTGCCGTGGAGCAATGTGCTGTGTGCCGTCAGGAAGGAGTTCTGGGAGTCATTGTGGCTTACTGTGGGCGGTGTAGCTGTTGTTGACCGACCAGCACAAGTCTACTCCCAGGTCTTCTCCGGCGACATCGAGATGCTTGACCCGGGCGAAGTTGAGCGTCACACTATCTTACAGCCTGGCGTACGCACGATTACCGTTACGGTGTTTTGTGTTGATGGCAACAAGGCGCGATGGGAGATACGTCCAGCTGCAAGTGCGGCTGGTGTCCCCCGCTTCGTGCAGGTGCCGCCACGGCCGGAGGTAGTGAGCATGGGACGCGCTGTGCTATCTGGCGACCTAGAGCACCTGCAGCACAAGGACAATCCTGCGTTCCAGCCGCTCCTGGACAAATTCAAGTCGATTGTGACCGGAGGAAACCAACATGAGGGTGGTTCTAACCACACCAACGGCTCTTGAGGGGTCGTGGCAGCTACAAGACGCAGAGGGCAAGGTGGTAGCCGACAGCAAGAACCTGACCGGCGCTAAGCTGGTGATTACGCCGCACTTCTACCAGAGTGTGCTCGTACAGACGCTGCTGCGAGTCATCACGCATGGCGCAAAGGGCCGGCAGCAGAAACAGGCGCTGCGTATCGGTGCGACCTCTGGAAAGATCGCTGCACACGATCTGGACAAGCCCGCCAAGCCCATCGTACCCAAGTTTGACGCTGCGTCGCCACGTGTACCTAAACCCAAAACGGATGCGAAATGAGCGCCCCCGACATTACATGCGCGGAAGCGCACGACGCTGAAGTGAAGCGTGTGGCGCGTAGCCTCGGGCAGGCGCTGCAGGAACACGATGCGGTTGCACCTACTGTCACGGAGGCGCTAACGCCGTCTGAGACTGAAGAGGTACTGAAGCGGCTGATACAGGCGCTGCAGCTCGCGAGCGAAACGTTGTCCAGCGATGTCCGCGGACGCATCTGGATCGTACATGGCACCATCGGCGATGCCGGGACCGTACAGACCTGCGAGACACGCAAGGAGCTCTTCGACTTCATCGAGAAGCTACGTGCGCAGCAGAACGCTGATCTGGCCAACGAGTACTACTTGCACATTTTCTACGGGCAGCGGTGGCAGATCCAGAAGGGCCGCGTGTGGAAGCTGTGGGACGGCCAGGCATTCGAGGCTATTGGAGACGACGACGTCGCCGACTACCTTGATGGTTCTGGCAGTATGCGCTCGCAAGCAACCATGGAACACGCGCTGGCAACTTCTCGAGAACCTACTGCCCGCGACATACCTACGCCATCCGAATGGGTGCAGGATGCCGCGGAAGAAGCTGAGGCAGCAGCCGAAGAACTGCAAACTGCGCCGCGTGTTGTCGGCGAAGATCCACCGGAGCCGGCAGCGCCGCCCGATACCGATCCCGACATCACAGATTAACCTGTCGCCATAAACCGGGCATTATAAAGAGCCGGACCTTAAAGGGTCCTGGCTCTTTTTTTGTCCCTAGCCGGGAGGAGATGGTGATGCGTAGAGACTTTGCGTATGAGTGAGGCGGGAACTGCCGCCGCTGCGGCGTTTCGTGACACGCCGCTACCCTTCTTGACCCGTCGCGGCTACGTACACAAGATCGAGTACGATGTCACGACGGCGGGCAGGACCTACTACGCGCGGATCGTCTACAAAACTGAGGATGATTGCGCGCGTGCTGGAGTACCGTATACGCCCCACGTTGGGGTAAGCCAACTGCAGGGTACGCCGCTTAGAGGGCGACCGATGGAGCTGTTGGCTACCGAGGAGGACTACCACAGGATGCGGCATTGTCTGCCATACAAGATACCGTCAGCTGACGGTACCTTCGTGTTGGCATGGGAGCCGCGTCCACCACTGGAGTCGACATGACTGAGATAGCGATGCTGCAGATGGGCGGCGTAAAGGCCGCAGTGAACGTTAGCGAAAAGGCCGAGAAGCCACAGTTTCATGCTACCATGCCGCAGGTGAACGTGCTGGCTGACCACCTATTCGCGCTGTACAAGCAGGGGGCACACTGGCCGAAGTCAGTGTTCTCCGAGCACAGTAGCTCTGTAATCTTGCAGGCCGTACGCCTATTTTGCCAGCAGGTGAACTACGAGCGTAGCCAGCACGATATGCCGCAGTTGGACCCATTGCAGCTAGAAGTGCTTGTCGCTGCGCAGACCGTAGCGCTAGTGCCACCGCTGCAAGCGTTGTGTGCCTGGACCGTCCTGGCGCGGATTGGTGCACGTGCCATGCGAGCAAAGCTCGCAGGTCATGTGGCCATACTGCCAATGCCACCACGCAGCGGGGTCAAACTGAGCCGACCGGCAGACAACGTGGGCAAGACCCACTATGTTGTCACGCACGTATACGGCGATCACTTCATGTGTCGCGGGTACGTGTTGCGCTGTAAGGACAACGGGGAGTGGGAGCTTGGTGCAGCTGGCGGTAACAGGTGGCTGAAGGACCTGTGGCTTACGCCAGGGCTGCAAACGATCAACGCATTGCTTGAGGCCAAGAAGCAAAAACTGCAACGCGGACACCACGGCAGTAGACGTCTGCAGCGAAGCTGCAACAGCTACCGGCGTAGGATCGAACACGCGCGTGAAGCAGCAGGGCTTAGCACCAAGAATTTTGGTGCAGCCGGGGGAACACGCCTTGATCTCGAGAACAGGGCCATCATGGACGCCTCTTTGGCGTGCATCAGGGCAATGCTGGCACAGGTGATTGTTTACCGGGAGGACGGTGTCCTCGACGGTATTGTCAGCCGGTGCAAGTCCACAAAGGCCGCGCTGCTTGCTGATGCAACAGCGGCAGGTCCGGACGCGCAGGCCTTTCGCTACCACCTACAGCGCTGGCAAACTGCACACAACCACTTCAAGCCAGTACGTGGACCGCTTGTCTTCCCGCGCGGGTACATGGTCTTCCCTGCAGCAAGTGTGCCAGCCGGCATCCCGCCAGACGCCCATACGGCAGACATTATGGGCGTGGCAGGCGTCGCAGTGAGTGCTGAATACCTGGCGACGCGTGACGACGCTGCGCAGCTCAGGCGGCACCCAGCGGCCCTCCCAGAGGTCGAGGATCTCACGCCACTGATCGCTGCTTGCGGAGCTGCCACTATCAACGGCGGCGCGCCCATCGACCAACTGGATGTGATCTGCAAGGATGCAGAGGGAGAAGAAACTGCCGACGAGGGTACGCTGTACATGCGCTATACCGTGCGTGGCTGCGAGCCCGTCGACATGCTGCTGGATGAGTTTCAACGCAGAGCTATGGTGCAGTTCGTACCGATGGTCAAGAACTTCCAGCGGCGGCGCCTTGTCGCGGAAGATCTGCAAGGCACGCGCCATGGCGTGCGCTTTGCGCTATCGCACTTGGACATCAGCCCGAGGTTTGCATGTCGACTACGGAGAGGCTCCAAGAGGTCGAATACCACGGCGACCAAGACGTCACCGTCTGGATAGATGACCTCAACGGCGAGGATGACCCTAAGATCTTCCCGCTATGGCCAGCAGATTATCCTGCACACCTGGCTGTATGCATGGAGCAAGATGGGTCGCTACACATAGCACGTTCGCGGCAAACTATGCTAGCCGCGCGCCATATCGATCGCCTCTGGTTTTGCAACATACCGGAGGCGCCATTCCTTGCTGAAACAACAGATATCGGTCCAGGAGGCTTAGATGGCTAGTAGCGTCTGCGAGAGAGAGGTAGTCGGGGCAATCGAGGAGCATGCAACCACGCGCCCCGAGGAGGAGCGGCTTGACTGGCTGCGCGATGCCCAGGATTTCATCGAGAGTGACATCAAGGGCAACGGTACCGCGGCCGGATAATCCTCTGGATTTGCCGTTGCGGGCTGGTATTCTGTGCGGCAATACGCTAAATTCAATCCCGGGGCGCCATCAGGACGCGGCGCCCCGGGACTGCTTTCTTACCCCCTACGAATGCGCGGATATGTCGATAGCGTCTACGCCACCGTCTAATGACGTGTATGCCCAGCTCGCTAAGGAGCAGGGTATCTCGCGTGGTAGTTACCGGGCCGTAGCGCTTCCACAACCACTTCCTGGTTTCGTCGTCAAGCAGTCAACCATGCACGGCGCGCCGGCTGGTTGGCGTGCTGATGCCTCCGCATCTGTGGTCAATGTCGATCCGGATGTAGCCGGTGGCGGCTTTACTGTCGACTTTTCCAAGCTCAACAATGTGACCGCCCAGCAGATCGTTGACGACGCCGGGGTGAGACAAGCAACAAGCTTCGATGACATGCGTGAGCGTGCCGCAGCGGCGCTACGACAATTTGCTGCCAGCACCAACGCTCTACAACCAGAAGTAGCGCCACAGGAGATCATGACACAGCCACAACCGACACCGCCCGTAATCCCGGGCTTCGACCGCTCTGCAAACCCTGTTGCGGCGCAGGTACCCAGCGGATGGCCCTCACCGCCAGCATCAGCACCACCGTCTGTGCTACTGCCGGCGCCAGCAGTGGGTAACGGACAACCGCAACCGGTGCAAGCAGCACAGTTTGCTGCGCCTACTGCGCCGCCGGCAACGCACGTGCAGCGTGGCGACCCGCAGGCCAAGCCGTCGCTGTTTGACCGTGTTGCGTCACCAGCTCCGTCGGCACATGCTGCACCGGTACACCGCGGAGTGGCGCCACAGCCGTCATTCAAGGTCAAGTTCGAGGTAAACAACTCGGCCGTTGACATCGAGGCCTGGTACCACCAAATCATCAGAGCAGAGCACATTTTGGCGCTTTGCTACGACGTTCGGACCACCGGCATCCCGCGGATGACGCTTCGGCCGACGTCCGAGAACATCGCTGTCCATGTCGAGGGTAGTGACTCCATTTACATCGTGACAGACCCGGCTATCCGCTTCGTACACAACGACGAGGAGGTCCAGGTCTTCTTCATCAAGTCGGAGCATCCGTACAATCCGACCTCTGGGGCTCCAGAGCAGCCACCAGAAGCCCAGTAGGCAAAACCATGTGTTTTGCGGTAGGATTAAGCACGATATACGTGAATCAGTGGCAGCTTGAGGAACTTCGAGCCTGGGGGAACGCTACCATGATGGAGAAGCAAGGCGTAATCGCGCCGGGGATTACCCCGGATCTGGACAAGGACCCGTTGTTGAAGCACGCAGAAGCGTATGAGGAGGAGATGGCACTTGTCGAGGCTGGCAAGCGTGCGCGTGATGCCGCAGCCGAGCTTGAGCAGCAAGATCCGGTCACCCGTATTGCTGCAGCAGGCGCTAGCGACTAACCAGGGATGAACCATGTCGTTCCTTATGCCGACGTCGCCCACGGGTAACCGCGGGTCGCAGAGTGTAGAGCCTTTTCCCGATCCCTTCTGTGACTACGCCTCGACGGCGATGCCCAATTCACTGGGCAATGCTCTTCGCTGGTGCGAGTATATCATGCTCGCCAATGGCGTATATCGCTCGGCCGTTGACCGCGTTATCAGCTACTTCATAACTGATATCGAGCTGGACGGCACTGATCGCGAGGGGAAAGAGAAGTACAAAGACTTCCTCAACGACACTCTCGGCATCCATGCGCTCCTGCGGCAGGTCGCACTCGACTACATCACATACGGCAACTTCTTTGCCTCAGTTACCGTGCCGTTCCGGCGCAGCCTCTCGTGTCCCGAGTGTGGGTTCGAGGCGCCGCTCAAGAACATCCACGGCAACAAAAAGTTCAGTTTCACATGGCGATCTAGTGAGTTCCAAGCTACTTGCCCCATGTGCAAGTTCAGCGGCAAGTGGACCCACGTGGATCGCCGTAGCACAGAGGAAGACGACATCGTCGTCAAGCGATGGAACCCGCACGAGATGGACTTGCTGTGGGATCCGTACACCGATCAAGTTGGACACATCTGGAAGATCCCACAGTACTACAAGCAGTTCGTCAACAAGGGTCATCTCTTTCACCTTGAGCGTGCACCGTGGGAAGTCATACAGGCCATCCAGAACAACACACACATCCAATTCAACCCGGATGTGATCTACCACGGCAAAGAGGATACGTTAGCGGGCGTGTTGAACAAGGGCTGGGGCGTTAGCCGCATCCTGACGAACTTCCGACAGGCCTGGTACCTCCAGGTGCTGCATCGCTACAACGAGGCCATCGGTCTCGACTACATCATCCCCTTCCGCGTGATCACACCGGAACCCCGCCCCGGCGGCGCCGGGGGTGGCGGCGAAGCGACCGACCCACTCTTCACGGCAGACTTGGGCGGTTTCACTGGCCAAGTGCAGTCCATGCTTAGGCAACGGCGCCAGGACCCCACCATGTGGTTCTCGCTTCCGTTCCCGTTGCGCTATCAGGCCCTCGGTGCCGAGGCAAGCCAGCTGGCGCCGCATGAACTGATGGACCAGGCATTAGACACGCTCTTGTCTGCGGTGGGAGTGCCCGTCGAGTTCTATAAGGGCAGCATGACCGTGCAGAGTGCACCAGCTGCGTTACGTTTGATGGAGTCCAACTGGAGCCACCTGACGCACGTGCTTAACAACTTCTTGCAATGGCTCGTCACCAAGGTGAGCATCACGCTGAGCTGGGACGATGTCACGGCACGCCTTGCACGGCCTTCGCACGCCGACGACCTCAACCGTCAGCTCGCCAAGCTGCAGTTGATGATGGGACAACAGATCTCGCAGACAACCGGTATGAAGTCCGTGGGCCTCGTCTTCGAGGACGAGCAGAAGCGGATGCTGGACGAGCAGCGGTTTGTCGCCGAGGAATCGCAGAAAGCACAGGAGCAGCTCCAGTCGGCCGGCCTGGGCGATCAAATGGCCCAGGGCGGCATGGGCAACCCTGCAGCTGGCGGCGCCCCTGGTGGCGCTCCTATGGCGCCTGGTGGCGCTCCCCCGATGGGCGGCGCTCCCCCGATGGGCGGCGGCGCACC